TGGTTGTATAGAACCATCGCCTATCCCCGTTCCATCATGAAAACTAGCGTCATTTGCTGCCAAAAGATTCATTTTTGCCGCTGTTAAAATTTCGCCCGGCACAAAATTTAAGTTAACATACGCCATACTATCTCACCCTTTCTATTTGAAATGTCTCAAATCGCTCAATAATCATACCTTTATCGCTATACTTCAGCTCGTAATCTGCCTGCTCTTTATGGACACTTTGCTTTAGTGCCACTTCACTCTCTAGCTGCGCTCGCTCGAACGGGCTCATAGCAAATGAGTTCACCAGCTCTACTGGACTAGCCTCGCCTGGTTGCACTGGATTTATTGTTCCTCTCTCAAATTTAGATAACCGCGTGTCGTTGCCGGTTAATGCTTCATAACCAATCATCGGAAATCCTTCAGGCGTTTTATCTAGCCTCTCACGGGTCGTCAGAAATAGCCCCTGATAATCATAAATATCACGGTTGCCCCCACGCCTAGGTGCGGTAATTGCTGAAAAGCCTTGAATTGTCTTTGCCGGAAAACACTCAACTGCGACTACCAGATTAGTTTTCAGACATCTCACAAAGTACACCTGGCTGTAATGTTGAGCATAAAAATCTGCCATTTTCTCCAGTTCGGCTTGATCTTGCGTTTGCTTGGCTGTCTCGCTATCCATTATTTCCTCCAATAAAAATACGACCGCCGCTCTGGCTGGTCGTATATACTGCTTACATTATACCATACTTAGTTTGCTAGCACATCTCCGCCATCCAGCGTTGATTTGTCCAACTCAAACGCACTAATTTTCGGACGTTCCTCCACCTCCAGGCTCTGTCGAAAATTAGCATTCACGCCGCCTGCCAGCTCGTAACTTGTAATAAAGCAGCTGAAACTATCAGCCAGCTCATCAATCTGCAAGTCCACCGTATCGCCAATCTGTAAATACGGCACAAAAAAGTTATCCAACTTGAACTGTCTGTTTGGTTTTGAGTACAACGTTACGATGTTATTAGCGATCGCCCTCGCACCGCCAACATCCTGCACCAGGTTATTTTCAATCTTCAATACCTCTGCACCAAAACCGGTTGACGTGTCAGGATTGACTCCGTACTGTTCAATGCTTGGCTCACTCACGGCATTTTCGGTAATTACTTGCGTTACCTTTGCCGGTACGCCCCATAACTGGATACGATTAACATATCCGTCCACACTTGAGTTGTTACGGAAGGTCATTTTGTAAGTGCTGCCAAAGTTGTACACCGACACCAGCTGTACATTGATTGCGCCGCCTCCACCGTCAGAATTTTTCGTGCCAGAATACATCGACGTACCAGAGTTACTGCTTGCGTGAACTGGTCTATCTACACTTACAGCATAAAAGTCCCCAACACTATCCTGAAACTCAGCGAAAATGTCGATAGTCTTACCAGCTCTTATTTTCGTCTGTTCACTACCCTGTTCCAGCTCCCACAACTTCTGAAATGCCTGTACTTTGAACGGCTTTGCTACCACCTGCGCCGAGTTTATCACTGGCGTTGACTTAATCTGCAAGTTAGTCAAATTAGAATAACTGAATGTATGAGCTGTCGGCTGCGTCTTTGCCAGGTGTGTCCTATTCCAAAAGCGAATTATGCCCTGCTCGTCAACAAACACCAGCGCTGCTTCCGCCTCTGCTAGCTCTTTCAATAAATCAGTCACGCTCTTGTCTTTTGGCGATAAATAGCCAATCGCCACCTGTTGCGACCGGTCGATCTCAAACTGGTTGACACTGAACCCCTGCTCAATCAGTAAATCTCGCACAATTTCGTGCGCAAACTTACCTACGAATGCTGGTAGATTAGAATATTTTGTATCCAGATAGGTAATTGCGTCAAACGCCGTCAGCTCCACTGTCTGTTCCACGATATTAACCGTCGGTGTGCCTACAAAACCAACAAAATTCGTAATCATTTCGCCATCATATCCAGTTAATATCTTTATCGGTCGCCCCGCCTTGATGAACTTTCCAATCACGGGATCTTTTTCTGGCAGGAACCGCCCCGTCGTGTTATTCAGTGTGATTGTCGCCTGAGCTGTAACTACACCCCATGAGTAACTGCTCACCTTCTTACTTATTTTGAAGTTCTTAACGTAGCGGCTTTCATCTGTGTACACATATTTGTCGAAAAACGTTACCACGTCGCCCGACCCTTTCAGAAAATCTCCGCCGTCCAGTGCTGAAGAATCGAGATTAAAAAACCGCGTGGTCGGATTTATTTGCTTACTCCACCCCAGCATAACCGCAAAATCAGTCTGCTTGCGTGGTGCGTCAACCTTGTTGATGAAATTAGCCGAAACCGCCTGCATTTACACCTCCCGAATTGTTACGGTTAGGCTTGTCATCAAGCTGCCGCCGCGAATATACTCGTCGGTGTCACAATCTGTCATAATCCCGTCAAACTGAAGCACGCCATACTTTGACTGGTCGTTATAAAACTTCACCGTGCCAGCGTCATTAAAGATACTCTCAAAGAATCGAAACTGTGCTGGAGTTACTGCTGTAAATGTCATTTTGGCACGCTTTTTGGACGGAAAGCTATGCCTTTCAATACTGCCATTAATTGAAAGGTTGTCAGTCTTTACCACCACCGGCGAATCATCGTAGCCGCTTGGATAAATTGGTATTTCTTGACCATTTAATCGTATCATCGGAGTGCTCCTAATTGATCAAGTCGCAGTCCTTGTGCTTTTAGTGCTCGATTGATTTGCTTTGCGATATTCACTGCATCCTCCTCGCTAAATTTATCGTCTCTAGTGGTCACATTCACGGTGATATTGACATCTCGCGAGCCAACACCGTCGCTGCGCTTGTTAATTTGCGTCACCAGGCTTGCCATCTTACTTTCTGGAACGACCCATTCGTTCTGTCCGCCATCACCAGCATAAATAATCGAACCGCCGCCCTGCGGAGTAACGATACCACCGGTCGCCATTCGCGGAATATGTAAGCTTTGAATATTGCCAATATGTACGCCTGGAATCTTGTTGATAAGTCCAATTGCACCGTTAATCATGCCAATGAACCCGTTTGCCATCCTCTCGACCATGCTTAGTGCACCATTAACTGCACCCCTGACCGCACCGCCAATAGCGTTGCCAACGAAGCTACCCAGTCTTCCGAACATTCCAGTGATAGTGTTCCACACGCCGCCGAAGAATCCTGCTAGCCCGCTAAATATGCCAGTTATAGCGTTCCATGCTCCACGGAAAATACCACCAAACCAGCCTGCCACGCCAGCGAATACACCGACGATGCCGTTCCACACGCCACCAAACCAGCCAGCTGCCGCATTCCATACACTCACGATAATATTCCATGCTCCGGCAAATATTCCGCCAAACCAGCCCACGACAGCCGAGAATATTATTACAATGCCATTCCAAACATTGGCAAAGAATCCTACCACAGCATTCCATACCGCTACGATAGCGTTCCATGCACCCTGGAATAGTCCGGAGAAGAATCCGACCACCGCATTAAACGCAGCAACAATCCCATTCCACGCTCCCTGCGCAGCAGCCACCACGCCATTCCAAAAGTCCGTCAGCCATTTCTTGACTGTGTCCCAGTTAGCGATAATTAGCGCCACTACACCAGCAACAACAGCCACAATAGCACCAATCGGACCCATCGCCATTAGCCAGGAGGCAGCAATCCTAGCGCCGGCCACTAACGCTTGTACGCCCATCATCACAAACGTCGCTACTGCTTTTGCACCCATCACTACCGCACCGGCCGTCCACTTACCAAAAGCTATAGCCCCTTGCACGCCCATAATCCCAGCGTGAATTACAGCCTTGCCGCTCATCAGTACAAAGTTTTTTATGGCTCCAGCGCTAGCGATAGCTGCATTCTTGATCCATGAACCAAAAGCTATAGCTCCCTGAACTGCCATCTTACTAGCGTTGACTGTCGCTGAAACAACAGTCTTTGCCAAGCTCTTGGCTATTTCAGCCGCCATTCCTGCACCCTTAACTGCTGCATTTTTTGCCATCACGGCAAACGATTTCGCCGCTTCAATGCCAATTTGTATTAATTTTGGCAATACAATCGTTCCGATGACAATACCCAGGTTGATCAGCAGTGTTTTATTGTCGTTAATCCATTTCGTGATGGCGTTGAATACATCTCCAGCAATCTTTTTCGCTTCTTCAAACTTCGCAATAAACCAGTCTGCCACAGCCTGCCCAAAATCGCTCACTGCTTTCTTGGCATCATCGAAAAACTTACCTACACTCTCGGCGATATTCTTAACAGTGTTGCCAGCGCTTTCTAAAAAGCCCTTGATACTATTTATGGAATCGTTCCAGGTGTTTTTAATCCATTCAGCAGCCTTGCCGAAAATGTTGAATTTCATCTGAAGGAATACGAGAGCCGAAACTACGGCTGCGATAGCAACCGCCCATAACATCATTGGATTGCCAGTTAGCGCAACGCTCAGTATCTTAAAAGCACCGGCCGTACCCTCTATTCCTTTTTTATATTCATTGACCTGCTTAATCGCACCAGTTATGCCCGACCCAACCTTCATAATCGCCCAAGCACTTGCCAAAGATGTTAGTGCCGGAACTAGATTGTTTATGATCGTATCCGCAACCTTCTGCACTGTGTCCTTATTCTCTTCCAGCCAATTTGTCGCATCCTCTACAGCTTTGCTGATTTTGTCGAACACGCCACCAACTTTGACTTGCCCAGTCGCTGCATCCACGCCGACAATTTTCATACCCACATTGGTAATTGTTTCCAGCAGATTGCTCATGCGGACGTTGAACGTGCGAGACTGTTTGATAGCACCCTGAAAAGCCATGCCGCCCTCAGCACTCGCCATCTGGAGTGCCTTACGTAGCACGTCAGCCGTAACCTTACCCTTCGACAAGTCATCGCCAAAGGTTTTAATGGAGTGTCCCGCACCCATCGCTGCGATGATATATTTTTTGAATCCACCAGCACCTTGGTTGATGATCTGATACCAGTCTTGCGTCATCATTTTGCCAGTACCGATTGCCTGCGTAATTGGCAGCGCCAGCCCTTGCAAATCCGCGCCAGTCGCCCCAGCTAAGTCGCCCAGATTCCTCATCCAGCCCATCAAATCTTGTACTGCCACGCCGTTTGCTAGGAACATTTTGGCAGTCGCCTGGATGGATTTATTGTCAAAGGCTGTTTCTTTGCTGTATTGATACAGTGTTTTCATGACGACATTCGTCGCCTCTACTGTTCCAGTTAGCGATTCAAAAGACGATCGCAGTGACTGCAATTCAGATGCGCTTTTTACGAACGACATCAACCCAAAACTACCACCCACCGCCACCGCAGCGACGCGCTTCAGCGTCGATTCAATGAATCCGCCCGCTTGACTAAAGGCGTCCTTCAAATTAGCAGCGTTGCCGACTAGTTTCTTACCTACATTGCTGCTAAAACTTTTAACGCTCGCCTGAGCAGTCTTCAAGGCAGCCTGCAAGGCTGATACGTTTGCTCGAATTGTCAGAGTGAGTGTGCTGTTATTCATCTTCCGCCTTCTTTTTTCTAGCGGACGAAAAACAACAAAAAAATGCGGCTCAAAGTCCGCATATATTACCCATATTATACCACATCGTGATATAATCCCTCCATAAGGAAAGGAAAATAAACTAGCATGTTTAATCTCTTCAAGAAAAAAGAAAAACTGCCGCTACGTGCCAGCGGCGAATATAACGGTACATACAACCCTATCAAAGACAGCGTTTTGTCAGCTGAATTATTATTTGATCACGATAGTGTTACCTTTTTGTTTGATAAGGGCGTTAAAAAAGATGTCATACGGCGCTTTGATTGGTCAGAGGTAGAAGGCTTTGATTTTAATTCAAAAAAGGAAGACAAAACTGTCGTTTTCCGTACAATATTGTACTTGAAGGACGGGCAAATCACTTTAGTTAAACCAATTGAAGAAAGCAACGTTCAGTACGGTATTATCACTACGTTAGAACCTCATTATAAGAAAATACGCCAGTTTGTCGCTGGCAAATTAAATTCGGAGTCCTCCAAGTGAATCTGTCTATCCGTCGCAAAAAATCTGCTGAATCCAACAAAATCGACAAGACCAAACTATCTGTCAAAAACTTCAAACAAATCTACCAAGAAAATAAGAATAGACCGCTTACCAAAAACGAAAAGCGAGGATGGGCTATTTTGGGCGGTATCATCATAGCTATTCTCGTCATTGCTCATGTTAGCAATGTGATGGAGCAGTCTCGTCTCGAAAAGGACAATGTTCCAATCGTTATCTCTGATGTAGAGGACAATATCAAGCTCGATTACCACACCGACAAGCGTGAGATATCCGCCAAAATATCGGGTGTTAGCTCATTTGCCGAGGTAAAAGTCTCAGGCGACAAAACCGATATCCACGACCGCAAAGACGCAGCTGGTAATATCAAATACGAAGTTAAAAATATTAAAGAGGGAGATAGCGATATCTCTATATCTGTTGTCGACGGCAAACGTCACAGCGATAAAACGATTAAGCTTCACCGCCAAACAAAAGCCGACTACGACAAACAAGAGCTCGAAAAAGCTCTCAAGTATACCGAGGAGCTAGTAAAAAAGGCTGAGGAACAACCCACCAACGAAAACATCTCTCGTGCCAAATCAGACATCAATAGACTACCAGAAGACAAGCGCGCTCCATTCTCTGAACGTATCGCCAAACTAGAAAAAGCCAAGCAGGAAGAAAAAGAACGTGCTGACAAAGCCAAGAAAGAGTCCGAGGAAAAGAAAAAGCAAGAGGAAGCCGCCGCTGCTAGCGCTCGCCAACAACAGCAGTCGCACTCACAACCAGTAGCTACACCTCGCCAGACTGCGCCCTCACCACAACCTGCTCCATCGGGCCCGAACTTTAGCAGCTGCAAAGAGGCACGCGCCGCTGGCTATAGTCATATGCGTCGAGGTGAACCTGGGTACGCATCACACCTTGATAGAGACGGTGACGGCATCGCCTGTGACAAGCACAGATAAAAGCAGAGGCAGCTTACTGCTGCCTCGCCTTATCGATTTGCTCCTTTTCGACTACCGCCTCAACTTGGCGTCTTGCTAGGATAGCTGCGGTAAAATCCTCTGGCTGATCCATATATTCATCATACGTCCAGCCATACTCCTTGCAGATAAGTGCAATTTGGATTATCTGCGGCACTTCGCCAGAACCATTGCGTAGAGCGCGGTCATACTTAATCGACCACGCTTCTATTCTTTTGGGAGCTCCCTCTCTTTACCGAACACTTCCATAACCTTGTTACTGATAGTCTCATAGTCATCGCCAAATTCGCTGTCCATCAGTGCTTCAAATGGCTGTTCACGGTTGCCGCAGTATTCCAGCAATAACTTCTCAATCAGCTTATCGCTCGCTCCCATAACTCTACTCAAGTCGACATCTACCTCGCCATTGCTGGCTTCCATTTCCTTAGTAGACATAGTTTGACCCTCGAGCATCAGCCGTCGGTACATACTTCTGTCGCGATTGCGGATAAATCCGCGGATAACGGCGTTACGCCCGTCTTTTAGTTCGATAAACAGTTCTCGATTACTCATTTATTTGCTCCTAGTACTCGTATTTATTAACCAATTCAGCTTCGATAGTCTTGCCGTCTGTAATATTCAGCAAGCCCTCAAAGTTGATCGTCTCAGTTGAAATATCGCTCAGTCCGTAGCTCGGCTCACGGCTAGAAATTGCCACCTTGCTTATAGTAAACAGCAGACTGGTTGGCGTGGTGTTACCGGCTTTGTGGTTTTTGTCGATAAAGCCAAACTGCATTGCCTGAGTTGTACCGTTTAGCATCATGCCTTTGTAGGTGTCGTCGGTGTACAGTTTCTCGATTGAGCCGCTAACCTCAAAGTCTTTGTTAAAGATTTCCTGAATATCATCCTTAGAGCTCGACGTTTGAACCGCCTCCAAGTTTTTCTTAATTTCCAAGCTGAAACTCTTAACGTCTTGTAGCTCTGGTGCTGCTGCTAGACCAGCTGCATCGGCTGCCATTTTCAACAGCACATCTTTCGGAATAAACTCAGTTTCCGTCGCATCATAGGCAATAGTGACAGACGACGGCGTTACGTCCTTGGACTTTTTCGACATCAAGCTTACTTCAATCTTCGGATAGTCGTCAGGTGTCCATGAAATCTTAAAGCTCTCAATCATGGCGTACGGAAACTGCCCGCAGAATACCGCCTCTTTAATGGTAACGGTAGAGCTGATGTGTGTATTCTCATTATTAAGCGAGAATAAGTGCTTCTTAGCTCCCGTATCGCCAGCAACAGGCGTTGTTGTGGCCTTTTGCCCAAACACCATTGCCAGCCAGTAGTACAACCCTTTTGCCCATGTTTTACCGCCAATTGAGCCTTCGCCTTTAACGCTCATCACATCAACAGCGTTGTTTTTGGTGATGTTATTGTACGCCGATTCGTTAGTTTTCGTCTCTGGCGTGTCCTTAAAGCTAAAATCCAGCTGTGGATAAAAATACGCCGGCATTTTAGCAGTGCCTCTGGTGTCTTCCAGCGCCAACCCCACGGCGGTCTTTCGACCTGTTACAATCTTTTTCTCTGCCATTATTCCTCTCCCTCCTTATTTTCGGCTTTGGCTTTTTTAACTGCTTCTTCAAAGCTTTCTGCTTCGACAGACACGCCGAACTCTGGCAGATAAAATGACTGCTTCGGTGCGGGTGCTGCTGGCTGATTATCTTTCTTCACGGTTAATCCCTTTCTTACGCGAAATCAGTCAATGGGCAAAAGAAAATGCGACCAAGGCTGATCGCATATACTACCTGTATTATACCATGGCGCTTACATTTATCCAACCATGTCGCGAGTGCGCACCGTGAATCGTATTAAAGCTTCGTTAGTAAATACGCTGCCGCCCCGCTCGCTGACTACATACTCTATTTCCGTTTGGCTGCCCAGGTCGATTATTAGCTCGTCAGATTGCTCATCTTGGAATTGCCTCAGCACAGATAAAATCGTCTCAGGTAGTAATTTATTCTTACTATCTCGCCCGCAAATCATTTTCACCAGCGCCATATGGCTGCCACTACGTTTTGCCGTGCTATTAAAATCCCTAGTTAGGTCATATGCCACGTTGATTAACACTGTCGAGTGCGTTTCGATTGAATACGAGGCATCATCAATGACACTCTGCCGCTCGTAACTAATAAAGCACATCGGCAAGCTTGATTTATCCACCACCATTGGATCGCCCAGATAGTATTTATTCCTCAAGTCTTTCGGGCCATGCTCATTTAACAGGTTGCGCAACTTTGCTAAAATTGGGTCTTCGTATTGCATTATCTCTCTCCTTCAGCTTCTAAATAGATCTGTAATCGTTGGCGAATATACCGTGCCTGTGGTTCGGTCATGCCCCACATCTTGCGTGCTGGCATATTTTTTGTACCCATCTGATGATATTTGAAATACCGTGTCGGGTTTTTAATGACTGCTTTGTCGCTGTATATTTCCGCCTTAAAACCATCCTTCATCTTGCCTGTTTTATTCAGTAGCGGCCATGGATAGTTTCGCTTACGCTTCCGCCACTGTGCGCCAAAAACTGTACCACGCTTGCCACTAAAATTCTTGGAAATCTCATCCAGCATAAAATTAGCCGCCTCTTGCAATGGTATACGCAGACTACTAGCACGCTTCCATCGATTTAATAGTATCTGATTGAATTGCTTCAGTTCCTCGCCATCAACCGTGACAGAAATTGGTACTTTTTGCCCGTCCATCTACCAATCCTCGCTACTGATATGCGGTCTCTTTGAAAAAAGATCTCCATCATCCTGCACCGCAAATCCTTGAGCACTTCTTGAACAGGCTTCGCCGCAAACCGTGGCAATTAGCGTGTTCAGTTTTTCGCTTGCCAGCTCCAATTTCTTATAGCCATCCTTGCTGGTATTTTCAATGTCTTCATTAAATCCATAATCCCGCACCAATAGCATACCGGCAGCCATTAGCCGCTGAATGTAGCGTAATGTTGGATTATACTCCTCAGCCCAGGCAGCCTCACATGGAATCTTTGATATGATTTCGCTCAGTGCTTCAGTTCGCACTTTCTCGACATATTCAGGCTCTACACTAGAACTAGCAAAACGCACCGACACTTCCTGCCCAGAAACAACCGGCTTTTCCAGTGTAATCAATGCATTGGTGGTGTCTACTTCGGTTGCTTTGACTAGCTTATTGTCCACCAGCACTCGCACATCTTTTACGTCAATTGTATCGTCGCCGTTGACGTCAGCCAAGATATAGTCTCCTAGCGAAATCACCGAACTGTTAACGTCGTTAAACTCCAATAGCTGGCGGTGATACAATCCCGCTTCCTGTAATATATCTTTGATAGGTTGATTTATTTCGTGCTTCATAATTTCTCCTAATCCTCAGACGAAGGCGGGCGAATCATCCCCCGCCTCAAGTCTGTCGACTAAGCGCCTTTCATGCCGATAATGAATTGCATTGCCTGGTAAGCTGCGTCGTAACGACCACGCAAGCCCCAGCTAAACACATCAGTTTCGAATGCCCTGTCGCTGTTTATGTCGGTCTTCGCAACAGGTGCACCAACCTTCACGCGCTCAGCAATTGTCAATGGGCACATACCCTCTTTAGCCGCCACCAAGAATGTTGCTTTGCCAGCAATACGTGGGTCAACGATAAGCTCAACACGTTTGTAATTGGTGTTGCTCTGTCCATTGTCCAACTTCTCGCGGAGCAAGATTTTCTCAGCTTCCTCGCGGTTTTCCTGACCAACAATCAAGTGGGTTGGAATTGGGTTGATAAAGTCGCCATCAGCATCTTTCATGCCTACTAATGCGTCAAAAGCCTTACTGAACGTTGAGGCACTAAATGCTCCAGGAACCAAGTTGCCACGATCTGCGTGGAAGAACGGCTTGCCGTCGCTCAAATTGGCAGTAAAGCCAACAGGAAGTGCAGCTACAGCCAACGCGCCGTAATGACGACCGCTCTTAGTAGTCATAACACGAGTTTGGTTTGGAATCTGACCGAGATCATCATCTTCAATCTTTTCGCGCTCAACATCCAGAGTTGATTCCCACTTGCGTGGTGCAATCGTGTGAACGGTGTTGTCAGCCACGCCGTGTTTGCGTTCTGACTTGAACTCACGCATACCAGGCACGCTGTTGAGTGTCACGATGTTGTTGACCGCACCTGTCACTGGTGTGATATCGTACAAAATGCCCTGCAGAGGGTCTTTATACTCTTTTTTAGTAGTCTTGTATACCGTTTTGATAGCAATATCAAGCTTTTGTAACGTTGCTATTAAGTCCATCTTGTCTTCCTCTCTTAGTTCAGGCGAACGCCTACAGTTTTATTGTCAATAACTTCAACAATCTGTCCGATTGCAGGAGCGGTAGCGCTAACAGTTGTCGTAACCTTGTCAGGTGTAGCAACTGCAACAGCTTTACCTAAGTCAGCAGCAGCTACTGCGTCGATTGCTAGCTGAAACACACCAGTTCGATAAACTCGCACCTCATTCTTGATTAGTCCGCCAGTACTCTCCATAGCGACACCTAAGAATGGCTTTACTCCAACTTCTGCTGCCTTAGCGTTACCGCTAGCGTCAACAGTAACTAGTTGTCCGCGATTGATCACATTGCTGCCGAATGGCGCTGAGATCAAATCGCCGTCTTGTCGTAGAAATGTCATTATTGATTCTCCTTCTCACGCTTTACTTCTTTGTAATCTTCTTCATTCAGTCCGAATCGCTCGATGTCTGCTTTATCGGAGTCGTCCAGCTGAACTTCATCACCATTTCCATTGCCGCCTTCACCGCCATCTTCGCTCAATAGCCGCATTGCCGGCATTGCCGCAAAGAGTTCCGATAATAGCACATCAACAGATTTGGTTTTCGTATCAGATAACTGCACCTTGGTATCTTTGGCGGCACAGAGCGCCAAATAGCTCTCCTTTTGAGCCGGGACAAGCTTACCCTCAGAAAGCAGCTTCTCATATTCAGCCTCAGCCTGCTTCTCTGATAGTTCTCGCTTTTGCTTTGCTAACTCAGCCTTTTCCCGAGCCAACTCAGCTTTCTCAGCTTCAAGCGCTTTCTGCTCGTCAGACAAATCTTTCTTGTCGGACAAATTGTCCTCTCCAGACTTATCCTCGTCTTTATCTTCTGGCTCTTTAGCGTCAGCGATTTGCTGCTTTACCGCTTCCTCCTGATCTTCAGGAACTTCAATGTCTGCACCAGCGGCGATGGTTGCGGTCTTTTCTTCACCGTCTTCCTGCCACTTCACCTCGACGTCAAAATCACGGTCGTTAGTTACTTTTACCTTATTCATCCCATTCTCCTCTCTCTTGTTATTAGATGAATCACTAAGCACAATGGCTGCCTGCGACATATCAGACAGCGCCGGCTCAAAGGCGTGCATGCCTTTGAGATATGGGTCGGTCACTAGCCCCACGTGTTGGAGCACCGCACCCTTGAGTGAGCCATCTTTCTTGTCCTTGTATTGCAAATCCATACCCATTGATACATTTGGAATCAGGTTTTTGTCGATTTTATCGGCAACTGCATCGTCGCGAATTTCTATCAAACCGTACAAGCCGTCTTCTCGTGCCTCCAACTCCAGCAACTCGCCGGTATTAAGACTTGCTAAGCTCGAGCTGTCATACGGGTGTCCTAACGGCACCGGCACGTAGTCCAAAACCCCGTCATTGAAGTTTTTTACCAGTTGATCAACCAGGTTTTTGTCAATAACCAACTTTGAATTATCCCAATCATTTGGATCTATCCATTCACCAAACGGACATAATTGCTTCCAGTACCGTCTGTACTCGCTTTTGCCCTCGTCGCTTAGTCGGATGTTATCTTTCGTCTTCGTTGAAACTGTAAACATATTATTCTCCCGATATACTCCAAGAGAAATTTGCCCCAAAAGAAAATGCGACAAACTCGCTTGTCGCATATACTGGTCGTATTATATCATACTTGTGGTTAAAGCAAAACTATTTGTTTTTATGCTGCTTTTTCAATTGTTCGTCTAGGTATTCAGAATCCATCTGCCAAATAGCATGCATCCGTTGAACTGCTCGGCTCGGTTTGTAATTTGGATCGGCGAGACGCTTCTCAACTTCCTCGGCCGTCTTATTCAAACTAGCCATCATTTCATCAGTCAGCAAGTCCTCTGATTCATCAGCGAGGTATTTAGTGTCCTTCGTCATTTCCATATCAGCCATGATAATCTCATTATCTAACTTCTTAAGCCTTTTTACAACGAACTTCTTGCCCCTAGACAGCAGATATTCGTCCTCATCTGTTATTGAGGTAACACCATTATCTGCTAGCACTTTCTCCATATCCAAATATGGCATATCCTTTGGAGCCTTAAAGATAAATACATATTTGTTCCCGTCAGCTTGCTGTGCAAACTCTATTGACACATCCTGACTGGTGGATGTAGAAAGAAAATTAGGATTATCGACAATATCATTAACCGACAACTTTGACTCTAGCCCAATACCACGATACAGCACCACGTCCTTCTCTAGCTTCGTCTTCTTAATCGCCTTATCCAGTTGCTTAATATCAGCCTCAGCATACTCATTCATTGGTCGGCGACCCAATAGCGTCTGATTGATATTTATAAACCCATTGCCCTTGTATGTCTCGACACTCAGCAACTCTGCCTTGGTATACTGTGCCATGTATGGATTCTCTTCAATCAGCTGCGGCTTCGGCGTTCTCTGAATCTTCTCAATGTTGTGCATCTGCATGTTGTTCGGCGGGTTTATCTCATCCTCTGGATTATCGCCGAGAAGTCTCGTAAATGTCGAGCGGCAGTTAAAATGTCGCGGCGGAATATACTCAGGATATGCCTGCCACTCCTTCCACGTCATCACCTTGCCGTCCAGTGCGCTACAGCCAGGCGACGTCCGCGCATCCAGAATTGCCGAAAACTCCAACACATCGTCATCATCCCATACCGAATTACGCCCGGAATTGACCGCTTGTGCAATTGCGTACGACGCCGTATCCATCAACTTCGTTGCAAACCACGCCAGAATCAGCTTCAGAATCTCAGCGCTGTAATCAATCGGCTCATCATCCAGCACTACTCTATTCATTACCAGGCTTTTAGCGTAATTGGTCAGGTCATTCTGCTGCTTCTCGATAATCCAGTTTATGTATTCAATGGCTGCTTTAGTTAAATCATTGCCGTTCTTCGCAGCCGGCTTACCCATTTCATCGCTAGCACTGATTTTTCCAATCTGATACCCCTGCTTAAAGAATGATACCAACGTTCGGCGGTACTCCGCCGGAAACACCACCGCATCAATGTCGCTCACTAGCTTTGATTCTGCGACCTCCTGACTGACTTTCTCCGCCACAGTCTCATAAACCGGGCGGATTTGGTCTAAAAAACGTTTTTCTAGCTCCTGCCATCTGGCGTCAAGCTTTTTCAGGCTCTCGCTTGGCTCATGCTTGTGATCGTCGCTCATTGTTCGTTGACCAGTCGGCGTACCGCCAGCCTCTTTCTCCTTGCTGGCGTTGCTTTCAGTATTTTCAGACTGTTCAGTACGATGCTGCTTAATCTTCTCCACATCAAAGCCCAGCCGTGTCGCTGTTGCATCCTCAATCTCGCTCGCCATTGCGTCAGACATGCGATCTTTTTGAATCATTGTCGTAAATGCGTTAAATATCGCACCAACCACTTCATTATCCATCTTCTCGAATGCGAAAACTGGATAGTGTGGTTCGCTAAAGTTAATATCAATCAAATCAGCGATAATGTATTGGTTAATGTGAGCCGCCAGCTTATTCATGACGGATTCTAGGCTCATACGGAACATCTTTGCTTGCGTATCGCTCAGCGCAAAGCTACCAGTCGAACTTGTCCCCTGCGAACCCAGCAGCATAAAGTTAGCCAGGAATACTCTTGCCATCTCAGAGTTCTGGCGCTCAATCGATTGGTGCGGATCGCGTCCCTCAGAGTTCAGTACCTCAAGTTCGTAATTTGGCGGCAAAGTCGCCGTTGAATTGACCTTGCCTAAACGGCTTAATACGTTCAATACTTTCGACGTTACTTTGTCATCAGCATTTGCAAGTGTGCTGCCGGCATTTTTCAATACCTTTGGTTTGATAGCGTCATTTTGCAAAGCAATACTATCTAGGTATTCCAACTTCCATTTCTTGTCGTAGTTTCGCCAAAGTGCCGTAAATATTGAACGTCCATAATACTGATCGTATCGTTTGCCTGGTGTAAATAGGAACGTTTTGTAAGCTGGAATAACCACCGTCGAACCGTCTTCTTGTGTTTGCTTAATCCCTTGATAGCCGTTCTTCAAATCGCTTAGAATCTCTACGCTCCTCGAATCCCGCAGCGCCAGCTTCTTCAACTCGTAGCGGTTATTATTTAGTCGATACACTTTCTCCCACACCTGAAAGCCGTCAACCAGCGCCATCATCGATTGGTCGAGAAACAAATCAAACGGCGTTTCAATACCGCCTTTATAGCTCTCGCTCAGTAAGTTGTTTCGTACGAACTCTGCTTGTGTTTTCGCCTCAGTGCTCTCGTCGGCAGGCTTAATGTCGTACTCGCTTGCCAAAATCGGCATAGTCAGGATATTGAATAATGCCTCGACAGTACCATCACGCAGCATATCACGGTAATCAGTAATTTTCCTCGGGCGGTTTAGTTTCATCTTCTCGGCTTCGTAGTCTGTAAACACGCCAGTACCAGTACTACCAATCTCACGTAGTCGACTGCCTGCATTTTTATCGTTATTCTTACCGCTCAAGTTTACCAGCTTCATAATTTCTCCATATAAAATACGACGCCTTTCGCGCGTCGTATATACTTACCCTGATTATATCATACTTATACTTAATCCGACCATTCATCGTCATCTAGCTCGTCATAATAATCACCAGCGGTCTGGAAATCTTTACTCGACACCTGATTCACTCCCTCCACCAACAATAACCGCACCGCATAAACCACCATGTCCACCATATCATCATGTGTGCCCTTCGGAAATTCAATCAACTGCTCGCGTAACGCCTGTCCATTCTGAATGTCTTTCACGATATATATCCTGCCAGCCTCAAAGAATCGGCTCACCGCCAGTAGTCGCCGCACCTTGTCTTTGTCTGGCTTCAGTCCAATGACAGGTAGTCCCGCCAGCAAATCCCGGAACACCAGCCCCAGCGCGCCCTCCTCTATACCAATCACCTGCGGTTCGTATATCTCATCAAGCTCTCTAGCCGTATCAGCAGTAACACTCGGCGAGGTTCGTTGGTTGCGTATCGCACGTATGTAAACGTTGCCGTCTGCGTACAGGTCGGCAACACCCATAGCCGTCGGGTCGGCCGTCTGGCGTTCACTGGCAGCGGGGTCGATTGTTAGCACTCGTGCTATCCTTGAGTGTTCATCTGGTACTTGACTTGGCTCGCACTCCTTAATCCAATCAGGCTTGACTATCGCATCTTCTTCGCTGAACGGCTTGTGCTGGTACTCCTGAGCAAAAGCAATACTTCCAACGAACTCCTGATCGCTCGGATTATCTCGCATAGCCCTCAGCTTTTCCAGGCTGCGGTGCTCTGGCCACAAAGCCCGCTCTGTACCGTCCTCTTCCGTGGTGATTGCGTAAAACACCCGCGTTTGCCAGCTCTTAAAAACGTCTTGCTGTTTCATCACCTTATTGACGAGGCTGTCGAAGTGAAGAATCGTGCCGATGATGACAGCCCGCCCGCCTCTCGCCAACGCTGGTATCGCTGCCTTGGTAAACCAATGATACAACTTCTGGCGTTGCTCGGCGCTCTTGATGTTTTCGTCGTTCTCAATGTCGTCAAATATCATCAGTGTCGGCCGGGTGTGCCGGTGGCGAATACCGCGGATTTTCATGCCAGAACCTTTAGCCGCATATTTGATGCCATTACTTAACACGAACTCGCCATCCTGCCAATCGTCACCTCTCATATTACCGAACAGCCACTTGATTTTCGGGTTATGTTCAAACTCATCTTTCAGCGCATTGATGAACTCCGCCGCTTGTGTGTACGTGTCGCTGATTATCACCACGAATTCTTCCTGCTCAAAGCAGCCAGCCCACAAAGGATATGTCATATCCACCGTGGTGGACTTTGCATGTCCACGCGGTGCGATAACACCAACTCGTCGGTTATCCTTATTGCTGATCAAGTCTAATATCTCTTTATGAAACGGCGGCGTTTCCAGAGGAAAATATGGTCGTGCAATAAACCATCCAAACAGATGAATATTCTCTCGTCGCTTGAATATCGCCAATAAGTACTGTCGGAGCTTATTTATATCCGTTTCCCAGTATTTTTCGCATAGTCGTACAATGTCTTTCCTGGTCAGGTTATTCAAAGATGGCTGCTCGGAGTTCTTCGTCATCAATATTACCCTCCTCCTTCGCTTTTTTCAGTTTTAAGTCGCGCTCATCTCGCCATCCACAAACGTTTTTCATAGTAAAGATAGCAAAACTTGCTGGAGCGGCACCACTTAAAGCCACATCGACTATGAACTCGCGCTGTAAATCTTTGGCAGTTTCATAGGCTTCCGCAAATTCTGGATAAAGATCACACCAATCTCTCAAAGTGTTGCGATGTACACCAATTTTTCGTGCAAATCCTTCAAGCCACGGCATTCTCTGAGGCATTCTTCTCGCTATAAGCTTATCTCCGTCGGCTGACGAGACGGTTTCATCTGCCGTGATTTTTGTAGGGTCGATTGAAAAATAGTCAATTAGTTGTTGGCAATATTCTGGCTTATATTTCGTCGGCTGCCCTGGCTTTGGTTGCTCCAGTTGTTTTGACGGCTTGACAGGCGGCTTTTTTGGTTCGTCCTTAACATTCCCGCGCAGTTGCTGCTTCGGGGATTTGCGGCTAGACTGCTTGCTGCTTCGCCTGTTCCTGCGCATCATTTTTCTGGTTACCATGATAATTTCTCCAAATAAAAAAGCGGCTCTTTCGATCCGCAATTCCTAAGGCTATTATAACACAAAAGAGGCGGCGCATAATTCGCCACCGCCCCTTCAAGCTTTTTAGGTGCACACATATCATTGACGTTTGTGCCTATTATGCCTTAGTTATTGATTCAATAAACTCAATCGCCGCATCGCAGCCTTTACAAACAACAGTCTGAATGCCAGCCTCATTGAGCGTTTTAATCCACTGTTTTTGATTTGCTGACGTTACGCCTCCTTTCTTGCGCTTACGGCGCTGCTTTTTACGAAGTGCTTTTTTAGTCATTTGGATCCTCGATCGTGCCGCCAAGCAACTCAAGACGTTTGGTAAACTCCTCTTCAACATCTCGATCGTTGGGTGAGAGTAATGTTTCAAAACTAATATTAATCTCGAACTCATTCTCATACGAAACTAGAGGGTACTTCTTTCGATAGTTTATGTCGAATCGCTTGCCATCAATACTTGCTTTAATCAGCATATACTCATATTTGCCGACCCAAATTGTGTCTGGAATCGTGAATTGTGTGAGCCCTGCCACTTTCTTACAGCCCCACAACCCACAATATTGCCTTAACCAATACTGCTATAATAGCTACTCCGACTAGCGAAACTAAAATCCCGCCGATCAAATATCCTATGATATTTGCCACTTTTTGCATTTTGCTATCCATTGATTACTCCTCTTCAAATTAGTATTTTTATGCGCCCTGTTGCTGTAATTCCCGGCGTAGCAGCTGGCTTTCCGTTAACTGCTCGCTCTCAGCCTTGCGATGTTCATCAGCGATAGCTGAGACTTCATCGACAATGTCAATGTCCGCCAGCGTCATCTGGTCGTAAAACCAATTACCAAGCTCGAATCTATCGCAGAACTCCGCTAACGGCTCATCTTTTAAGTGCAAGTCCAGCGCGATAGTGTCAAGTTCGTCGGATGGATACTCAAACAGTAATTCTATTAGTATCCTAATGATTAATTTTTGGCTCACTATTTCTCCTTTCTTATTTCCTCGATCGCACCCTCGTCGGGTAGCCACAAATTGCAACCAAAACTGTAATTTTACTGTCTTGGGGGTGGCTCAAATGTGCGAGGAGCTCCTGCGGTTGACGCCCCACCCTATATATACGAATCTGGCCACCCAAAGAGGGTGCGATGTTGGTTGTTAATGTTCTAAAATGGTATTTCGCTCAAATCAATCGGCGTGTCGAGGTCGATGTCCTCGGTTGTTTTCGCCGCTTGGTTGGTTGTAGTCTTTGCCGCTTTGGCATCATCTTCGGCGTATCGCTCAGTAGCCGGCGCAGCGTTATTGCCGCTGCCCTTTGCGTCACTCAAAAACTGGAACTGGTCGATGATGACTTCAGTGGCTTTGCGCTTGATGTCGTCCTTCTCCCAGATTCTCGTTTGCAAGCGTCCAGTTATGCCAATCTGCTTGCCTTTCGGTGCGTACTCTGCCAGCAGTTCAGCTGCTTTATTCCAGGCAACACAATCGATGAAACTAGCGTCGGCATCTTTGCCGTAGCCGTCAACCGCTAGTGCAAATGAGGCTACGGACTTGCCGCTGTTCGTCGTTTTAATTTCAATGTCTCGGACGACGCGGCCGATTAGAGTTACTGTGTTGATTGCTGCCATATTTAGAAACTCTTTTCCTCGCGGATTTCAACGCCTGGGATTTCACGCAGTCCATTGGCGATAGCTTCACGGATTAGTTTGTCACTCGGCTCGCATAGTGATCGTGGCACTAGCTCAGGATTGGTAACCGTGAATACCGTCTTGGTTTTGATGCCAGATTTGACAGCTGGCTTCTGTGTTTTAGCGGCTTTAGCTGCTTCAGCCTCGGCGATCTCCTGTTCGCGTTTACGCTGTGCCGCCAGCTTGGCCGCTTCGGCTTCGTCACGTTCAGCGGTCGTCAATTCATCTTTACGCGTCAACAACTCGTTGATGGCTTTAGTGAATGCCAGCTTGATTTCAGCGTGATTCTGATCAGCTTCAGGTAACTCGGCGAATATCTGCTTCAATTCAGCGCCTTTTTCATCGCAGGCTTTCTGGCTGCGTAGTGATTTGGCATTGGCAGCGAACTTGGCGCAGATAGCGTCAACGCGTGCCTCTTCCTCTTTTGCCAGTCGCTCCTGCTCTTCTTGGTAAGCGAGGATTTTCTGGCTGATATTCTCCAGAGCTTCTTCGGCCGGTGCCAGAACATCCTTTTCAGCGTCGATAAATTGCGACTTGACGCTGTCAAAGTTGCGAGTGATCGCCAACCGTGCGTTCTTGACTTCAGTGCGGTGCGAGGTGATCAGCTTGCGGATAGCAACTGCTTCTTTGGCGGTTGCGTCGTCGGTTACTTCTTTAGCTTTGGCTTGTTCCAAAAGCTCTTGCGATTTGATTTTGAACGGCGATATCGTAGCAACCTGCGAGTCGACGTATTCTTGTAGTTGTGACATGTTCCTCCTTTATTTCCTGTCTGCTTCAGATTTGCCAAGACGAGCGTCAGTCATTTCGACGCGTGAGCTTGGGATGGTTGGTTTGGCAGCCGCTTCAATCTGCTCTCGGCTTGCCAATGTCGGCGCCGGTGCAATCCACGCATACTCAGCGTCGCCTCTTACACCATCGACGATTTTCGTGAAGTCTGGCTCGATGTAGCGGCCTAGCCGGCCGGTGCGGTCTTTGGCGACGTACTTGTCGCTGGCTGGGTCAACGATAATCAATCGCTTAGTGTCGCCAGTTTCGGTATCATTGATCGTCGTCATGTAGCCGACGATATCCACCAGATTGACCAGTTCCTCAGATAGTCTTGTGGCGACCATTGGACGTTTAATGACGCGGCCGTCGTCGTCTTTCTCCTGAACGTGCGCCACGATGACAATATGCTTGCCGCTGTCGCGCATGGTTTTCAGAAAGTTTCGCATGGTCGATTTCAGCCAGCCCCAGCCAGCCATGGTCGGGTTGCCGTCACGCTGGACCAATTTGCTGTCGGCTCTATTTCGCATGTAGGCGATCAACTTCTCCATCAGCTCACCGATGGGATCGATGATCACCGTGTCGTAGTCTTCAGTGAGTGCGATCTGCATAAACTCCTGCATATCGTCCCATTTTTCGATCAGCGCTACGTCGGCTGCAATGCCGCGAAGTCCGAAGTATTTGCTACCGTTCTCGCAGTCAGCGATAATCGGTCGTGGGGCGGTGGCTGCAAACGTTGTTTTACCAACACCGCCCTCGCCATACACAACCATCAGAATTGATGGTTTTTCGGTCGGATCTAAACTATTAAAGACTTTCATATTCTCCTTTCTTTTACAGGCTCCAGTCGCCCAGCTCCCTCACCTCCTCTATGAGGAAATTCGGCTCGCTGTCGCCAAACTTTATGATTTCGTCAACACACGTACGCAGCTTGCGTTCGCCGGCTTCAACGAAGTCGATACCCGCGATCATGAATTGCACGCGGTATGGTGCGACGGACTCAACCACACAGTAGGCAAACTTGACTAGCGCCGGGTCTAGCTCTAAGCTTGATGCTGTCACCAGCGTGTAAACTGCTGACTGCAAATCGTAGTGCATTGACTGCGCAGTTTTGAAAAACTTGTCGAACTTTGCGGTAGTTTTCAGATCGGTTATCATGGCAGATTCATTAGTGCGAATCAGTACATCAGCCTTACCTTTCATATCTACGCCGTCGGCGGTGCGAGCATACATTTCGTGCTCAAAGGTTGCACCTTTGGCGAAAATGTATTGCTTCGCTAGCGGGTGGTTCTCAATATTCTTCAAAATCTGATCAGCAGCCTTGAACATGCCTAGAGTGATAATGTGTTTGCCGGCGGCTTTCTGCTCATCGCGCCACATCTTGGATTCTTTCGAGTAGAAGTTTTCAAATGGGCTGATAGCGAATTGGTCTTCACCGCCGAGCACCAGCATGTGAACTAGCTGTCCTAAGTCGATAGCCTTGCTGTCTAGGTCTGGCAGGTCTCCACGTTTAGCGGCAACTGCATAATCGATGCCGTGGTCGAGAATCAACTTCATTGACGAATATGACCACTCTGGTCGGCTATAGTAAGCGTCTGCCACTTACGCCTCCCCCGCCAAAGCTCGGTCGAGAAATGTCGGATCGATTAGGTTTTCCAGTTTCTCCAAAATCTCACTTTCACTCATTTCACTTTCTCCTTAAAATTAGTAGCATTTCACCTTGCCGTTCAGGCATACGCTCCACGCCTTCCATCCGCTTGAATCCCACTTGCTGCGTGCCACATAAATCTTATACGCGAGCGCCACATTGTGCTCTGGCTGGTATCGCCTGTCCGTCGCGTCGTGGATTGAGTTGACCTGGAATAACCCAGCGTCATTCGTTCCATTTGTATTGCGCCCCAGGGCGTTTGTCCGGCATCCACTCTCAGCATTCATCACTGCCATAGCGATATCCACGTTCCAGTCGTATTTAGCGACCAGCGGTCGAAACTCCTCGCAGACACCTGCGCCAGCTGCCTCCACAGCAGCTTTTGGCGACGCAGATGCATGAGCTTCGACCGCCGCGACCTTAGGCTTCAGTAGCGCCGGTCGCTCGCTCGCTACTTTACGGCTTTTAACTGTTGAATCTGCTCAGAGATTCTTGTTTCCAGCTGTCCATTCTTCGATTCCTGGTACTTCACCCCCAGTCCGAATCCAACCACGCTAGCGATTAGCGCTACGATGGTGATAGTTTTAATGCTTTCAATAACGTTTTTCCAATTGATTTTTTTCATAGTCTTTTCTTCCTTTTTATGTTTAGATTTTTTAGTAACTCCAAGCTGCTCAGGTGCCGGTGGCTTGCTTGGTTTCTGATGCTGAACTGTCGTCAGCTCATAGTCTAAGGCGTCTTTGTTGATAGCTGCCTCCTTTCTTAGTTAAATATCCCCTTGAGAAGCCAGCTGTCTATGTCGCCACTATATAATTTCTTTGGCCGATCCGCTTAAGTTTCGCAAAGTTCAATCATTGATAACTCTCAGAAGCCGCTACAAACAACAATCGAGCGACCTCGATCAAGTCATCAAAAGAGGGGTGAGCCTTTGCGATGCTCACCCCTCTGAAATTGGGTTTAATCTAAAAAATCACCGCAAAGGTGATTTACGAAGTGTCAAATTGTCCAAAAAGAGAACTCTCTGATTAACAGAGAGTTTCTATAGTAATATTAAGACATCATCTTGTTCTGATAAGTATCCAAAAAGAAATACACCGTACATCCTTACTTGATATGTATCAGATTTATATGCTAAAAACGCCAACTTCTTGATATGTTCATTATCATTAGATTTATAATCGGTTAAGGCTCTTTTTTCTTCCTCTTTGAA